TCCATCCATACTCCTCAAAGTCCTTGTACATCTGTTCTACCAGAGATGTAGTCGGGACGACAAGCAGCGTTTTCAGATCCTTCTTCTCAAAGAAGCGGACCAGTGAATATATCATCAACGACTTACCAGAAGCAGTAGGCGACAGGAGAAGCTTTCTCCTATTTCTCATCGCCTCATAGATTGCTTTGTACTGATAGTCTCTGACTTTGTGTGGTAGGTTCAGACTCTTTACAAATTCTCCCACCGCTTCAGGGGTGACGAATTCATCCACTTCTTGAGGAAGTCCGTAGTATTCGTTGTCCCTAAATGCGTATTCGTACCCGCGTTCTTGGCAGAAATGAGTAATATAAGGGAGAAGACCAGCGTAAATTTCGCCTGTACCTGGACTGAATAGTTTGATTTTTCCATCCCAGAATCTCTTCTTATACGCAGACATGAACTTAGCCTGCGGTACTTCAAAAGTAAACTCGTCTGCTAACTCATACTGTACATGAGGTTCACATTCGATTTTGAGGTAGACTTCGTTCTTCTTCTGAATTACTACGCTAGACGTCATATCCTTTTAACAATTTGGCAAACTCAATCGCGTTCTTAATTTGAAAGGATTGGTTATTGATTGCCGTCAAGATGCTCTTAAGAGCATCAACCATCTGATTGTAATACTTCAATTTGAAGACTGCTTTCTGATAGTCTTCGTCGGATTCTAGGTATATACCCACGTCTTGCTTTAGAAGCTTGATCGGAAAGGGTTTGTCTGATTTACCTGTGTAATACTCCCAGCGTTCCCGATAACACTTCTTCAGTTCCAGATCATGTCTGTCTCGAAGGCAGGTTATCTGGTTAAGCAACTGTAAATATTTAGCATGTAACCTGGGGATCGCTAGGGAGTTGTGGTCTAGTTTTTCATCATCAAGTTGCGAGTCCTTCTCCCACATGGACTCGATCATTTCAAGATTCATAAGCGATTGCCTTCTTCATCAATGAATTCAAACAGCGTGTATCTGAACGTCACGTCAGCAGTCACGTAGTCGATGTCATTCGCATCTGATGTAAACCGCACACCTGATAAGGAAGTGGGGAACAGATTGAAGAACACAACAGTAGACGTGGTGTTATAGTTACTGTCAAGTATCAACAGTCTAGCATCTGTTGTGAGCTTAGTAAAGTCGTTAAGCGTCCGACCTTCATCATCCACACTTGCGATGTACTTAGGGAACTGATCAAAGTCCTTGGGGTTGGTCAGACCCTTCATCCAATCATAGATCTCATAGAAGTTATCCATGTTCTCATTGATCATGAAGGTTAGACTCAGATCACCAAAGGTCATCTTATCACCAGGTACCTCATACTCTTTGACAGGCGTGGCAATCTGTCTGACACCAATGCTGATGTCTGGTAGATTGACTGACTGACAGAAGTACACTGTGTTAGGAGTCCTGTCCATGACGAACCTGAACCCTACTGGTGCTAGGAAGTTTTTGTTCTCTGGCGAAAAGAGAGTGCGCTTGGTGCTCATTGACCGTACTCGTTAATGATGTCTAGAACTCTATTGAGCATGGAGTGGGCACCATCGTGCCAGTCTCCATTCTTATCATGGTGGTCACCGTTGTAAAGCTCGTTCTTGAGCTTCATGACACGTGCTTCCATGTCTACCTTTCTCATAATCCCACGGGGCATTTCACTAGGTATAACTATAACCTATTTAGATAAAAAAAGGGACCCCTTACAGGGTCCCAGAGCGATGTTAGGTTATTCGTCTAAAGCATATCTACAAAACCTCTTACAAGTTGGGGCATTATCCTCGCACTCAATCAAGCAGTCAAAGTAGTCGTTGATTTTCTCTAGTTCTTTTTGATAGTGTGATAGAGATTGCTCAAAGTGTTTCCACTCAGCTAGTTGATTTCGCGAGACAGATTTTGACATATAGTCCTCCTTGGTTCAGGTTGTCCATAACATAGGGGAGGGATTCGTTCATCGTACTACCTCATTACTATACTACTATGTATTCGATTACACCAGTTTCCTTAACTTAAGTACAGTAAGATACAATAAGCGTCTTAGCCGAACATAAAAAAAGAGGGTCCGAAGACCCTCTAATCTTAACAATGTGAAACTTGGATCACATGAGGTTCTTAACACGAACACGTCTGTAGTATGCGTTAGCACCTACGTTGCTGCTGTGCTGAGGATCGCTGTTAGTCAGTGCCGTCAGACCCTTCGCGAAGGGGTTCAGGACCATGCCGTAGCGAGTCTTGAATCCGATGCGAGGCTGGAAGGTGTCCTGACCGATTGCTCTGTACATCTGGAGAGGTACATAAGGGCAATAGAACAGACCAGCGTCATAAGCGTTGGTACCCTTGTAACCAATAACGTAGTATTGGTCAGCAGATACGTTAGCAGAATAAGGATCGATGTAGACCTTAATGCGACCGTTGATGGTACCGACGAAGGTGTTACCAGTGTCGTCGATTTCGCCCAGACCGCCGACAGCGCCGTTGATGCCGCTGCTGTAGTCGAGTACACCAGCCATAGCGAGAGCAGAAGCAACATCACTAGAAGTGATGAGTACGTTGCCCTTTCCACGACGAGTCTCAAGTGCGATTGCGTTGGCATCGCGCTCGATCTGGAACAGAAGACCCTTGAATTTCTCAACAGACCATCTGCCGTTGCTGTCAACGTCCAGGTCAAATACACCAGCGTTAGCGGTGTTGACTTGAGCACCAGGCTTAGCACCGCGATATACGGTACGAACAACCTCACGGTTGATCTCAGCAAGGATCTCAGTAGACAGGATGTTGGCAAGCTCAGACTCAGCATCCAGACCATGGATTGCCTTCAAGTCTTGAGCAAGTTCAACGGAGTAGTCAGCTCTCAAGGCACGACCTTTCGCTTCAACGGCGATACGGTCGATGCTGAACGCCATCTCCATGAAAGCGGTCGAAGCAGACTCACCCAGGGACTCCTGCTCGGAGGTGGTGAACTTGCTGCTAGCGAGGTCATAGTTGCCCTCGGTAGTACCGCCGCCAGTGGCGTCGTTGATGAGACCAGGGTTCTTCTCGGTGGTAGCAGTCGGAGGAGTAGCTCCGTCAGTACCAGAGAACTGTGCGTCGGGCTCATCGAAGAATGCTTCGTTGCCAGACTGATTGACATAGCGGGAGCGCATTGCGAAGATCAGTCCAGTAGGACCGTTCATCGGTTGAACGCCAGCGATGTCATAAGCAATCAGCTTAGGCATTGCGCGTCTGATCAGGGAGATCAGGATCGGATCGAAACCGAAGTTAGCGCCAGCACCCGTTGTGGGTGTATTGATAGGACCAGCGTTGGTGGGAGCTTCAGTCATTACCTGACGCTCTTCACGCATGAAACGCTCTTGGTTTTCCAGGAGTTGTGCGGTTACAGCCTTACGATAGTTGTCCTTGATTTCGGGCAGACCATCATGCTTAAGAACTGGAGCCCACTTCTCTTGGAGTTGTTCAGTATTGAACATTTTTTTCTCCGTTAGTTGAGTGTGTGTTTGTGGGGGATTCAGAGACGCTTAGCAAGGGCAGCGACATACGCAGCCATGCTTTCACTTACTGTCTCTTGGGTTGTTGCGGGTTCTTCTGTGGATACTTCCTCAGTAGTTTCTACCTTGGGAGCACCAAAGTAAGACTCTTTAATCTGAACCAGCTTTTCACGATACGACTCTTCAGTCTTGAATTCCACCGCTTCAGCAAGGGAGGTGAACTTATCCTTTTGGGTCTCAGCAAGACCACGGGTCAGTTCTGTCAAAATCTCATTCTTACGATAGGCACCTACAGCCTCGTGAAGTTCGATGTTCTTCTGGACCTGCTCATTGAGTCGGGTCTCCATTTCATCAAGTTTTTCGCTCATCTCAGCAGCAACATCAAGCTTCTCTTCAGGAACGTTGATGTTGCTTTCAATGAACAATCTTCTGAGTCCTTCCATGAAACTCTCTGTGACTTCGGCGCGGAGACCTTGCTCGATGGCAAGTTCATTCTCCGACATCCACTCTTCACAAGCGTAGTTCAGGAAGTTCTCAACACGACCAGCAAATTCTTCCTTGAGACCTTCGATCTCTTCGGTTACTTTGACTTCGGTCGATTCCTTAATCGCAGCGACTTCTTCTTGGACTTTAACCTTAACAGCAGCCTCGAATACGGTCTTTGCTTTATTTTGGAATTCTTCAGACAGATCAGCGCCAGCCAGCATTGCGGCGATATCGTCTTCGGCAACCACCTCGCCTTCAACTTCGACGTCATCGAAGATCTTGGCACTCAGGGCACCAGGCATAGCGCTAGAAGCGGCACTAGGCTTAGTCTTGAGGGTGGAATCTTTGGTAGCAGTCACAGGGGCAGCAGCCTTTGCGCCAGGGTTATCAGTACCCTCGGGTTTCTCTTTAGAGTTGCTGGCAACCTCAGAACCAGAGTTCTTCAGGTCACTCTTTTGTTGGGGTACAGCGCCTTTCTTAATCGCTGTGTCGCCAGTTGCGGCATCTTCAGAGACCTCTTCTACGGACTCAGTAACAACAGGAGCTTCTTCCTGTGCTTTCTTTTCCGCGATGAGTTTCTCAAACTTTTCATCGATTGTGGACATGGTTGCTCCTACGAATAAGACTGCGGTGTGATTTGCTATATTTATTTATAAATTAAAGACTTCTCAAGAAAGCCGCAAACGCGGAAATCTTTCTCTCTTGAAGTTCCATGAGGTTTGGCGCGGAATCAAGGGAGTCCTTGATAGCATCGAATTGAGACTCTTTGAGTCTGCCATCTACCATAACCCACTCACGTCCCTCATAAATGCCTTCGACGAAAGCATCTGGGGCGGAAGGATCTGCTACGATATCCGCAGCAGTTGCAAGCATGAAGTCGTCACCGACAACGTTGGTGGCACCTTCGCGCTTGATTGAACCGAGACCTCTAGAAGAGACTCCCAGTTGTA